CGAAAAGAACGATTACATCAGGTTTGGAAGACATTCTCTGCCATCGTTTATTCTGCTTACTCTCCAAGTTTGCAATTTTTTGCGCTAATAATTCAAGTCGTCTGTTGATGTTATAGACATCTGTTTCATCAGGTTCGATAATATTTTCAAGGCTATGAATACGCTTCTTGAATATTTTGTTTTCTTCTTCTAGGGAAGTGATTTTTATAAAAAATCTGTCACGAAGTTCATTCATTTTATGGCAAAGAGAATTTTCGAGGTCTGACAGTCTGTCTTGCAAATCTTGCTGTGTAATAAAATCATCATCGTAAAGAAAAAATGGTCTTTTTGCCATAGTAGAGCCTCTGCCCTTTCTTTTAAATAATATTCTAAGTGTTTTCAATGAATTTTACAAACCAGTCAACAAAACATACTTCAATATTATTTAAAGGAAGATCGTTCATTCGTCACCGCCTTGGTCGGTGTCAAAGAGGGTTGGCTGTTCTATCGCTGCTTTCACCTTGGGACTGTTGGGGATTGAGAAGAAGCTGGGTTGGCGAAGGCGGTCTATAGCCATTTTTACATATTCTTCGGAGAGTTCTATACCGACTGCTCGGCGGCCTTCGTTTTGGGCGGCAACTAGGGTTGTGCCGGAACCCATAAACGGATCAAGGACAATCATTCCTTTTTGTGTATGAAGCCTGATAAAATAAGAGGCTAATTCCACAGGCTTTTGGGTAGGATGTTGCTCTTTATTAGGTATAATCTTGGCTATACCGTTTCCTGGTCGAATAATATTTTCTATGGTTTTACTATTATCAAACCAATAGCATTTTGCTCCTGGTTTTTGTCCTACCAAAACAGTCTCATAGCTACGGCGATAATGCCAGCCCATTCCTATAGGTCCTTTATCCCAAACTATCATTTGCTTGAATTCTAACATTTCATCTATCCATAAAGACCATCTTGCAAATTGCGGATCAGGGCCACCACCACCACCACAACAACAACAAGCGCCAGGTTTTAATAGCTTTTTTGCCCCATTCAGAAAATCCTTGAATAGTTTATTAGCTTCAATACCATCATTTTTAATCGGCCTATCATCTCTTTCCGCTATATAATCCCCTGTACCTAAAGCAGCTTCCCGGCGAGATATTAAATCACCATTATTGTTATTATTATGACCATAAGGTGGATCAGTAAAAACCATATCTACCAAGCCCAACTGAGGCATAATCTCCAGGCAATCTCCCAAATAGATGGCGATCCCGTTGTGGTCATAGTAAGGGGTCATTCTATATCTCCGAACATAGATAATTGATATGAATACCGTATGGGCTTATCTTCTCCAAAACACATATTACCAAATATATCTACTATATTAACCAGTGATTCAATCAATACATGTGTATTGCCATTATCTATTATAGTTATCCATAATGAACCTTTATCCATTTGCTTTTGAGATATAGCAAAAGCGCTTGCAGAAACTTGACCTATATCACCCCAAAACGTTTTTCCTTCAATAGCCCCTTGAAAGTCTGGACTATCAGAAAATTGTAGCCATGTATTCTCTAAACCTTCAAAATTTGCCCAAAAAAAGTCCCAATATTTTTTTCCCACTTCTACATGGGTTCCAACATGTTTCCATCCTGGAAAGTCATTACGTGTCTTGACTTCCCCCCAGATATCAGAGCAATCAATTATCGATACAATTGCACCTAATTCGTACCAGCTAAATATAGTATTCAAGGCATCATTTGGATTTTGAAAAACCCCATTAAGTCGGTTGAAATCAATAATGCCTAATTCAAAAATATCATCTTTAGTTTTTATCTGTTTTTGCGTTTTAAGTTTCATCATTCCCCTTCCCTGTAATAGGTATACTCTTTATCGCTTTACTCATCTTCGTATAAAACCTACCGCCGCCATAACTCTTATAACCAAGATGCTCAGTTATCTCTTTTTTGGTCATTCCTTCCACATATAGACGGCGTATCTCGTTTATCTGCGGATCATCCGACATGGTAATCAGTTCATCGTAAGGGATAGCGATTTGGGCTATATGTTTTGCCTGCTTATCTCGTATGCGCTTTTGCTGCGCTGCGCTTAACTTTGCCTTGGTTTCTTCTGAAGCCTTGGTCCCCTTTTTAGCAGCACTGATTTTTCTCTTAGTTTCATCAGAATGTTTCTTGCCATAAAATGCATTATTCTCACCTGACGATCTTTTACTTTGAGCCTTCTTCCACTTATCAGTATGTTTCATACCCAAAGTATTAGTATTGCCCATTGCCTTACCCTTGCGATTGGCACTTATTTTTTCTTTAGTCTCAGCAGTATGTGCATAAGTATCGTTTTTTCGGCGTGTCTCAACCCGCTTGGCGATATGTTCAGGTGATTGTTTTCGCCCTTTCCAATTAGGAGGGATTCTACCAGAATCAAGATTGTATTTTCTGATCTTTTCTTTAGTCTCGTCAGAATGGCTATAACCTATAATCCCGTCGCCACCCTTTGTTAAATTTGTCAGATTAGCCCCTTCGCTTAACGCCTGAGCAATACAGGCTTTTTCATCTTCCTGCCATCCTTCTTCTGTTGTCTCCCAAATTGGTGATATAATAGGCTCTAATCCTTGACGCAATAATTTTCTTATCCACGCTGCCTTGTGTGTTCTTTGACCTCCTTTGGCATCTCTAAGATGATACCACAATCGGTTATTAAGGTTAACTGTCTTACCTATATATCTTAACTCCCTACTTTCTGGATCATACAATCCATAAATATAAACTTCTTTGCTCATAAAAAAATATCCTCTGATATAAGATTTACTATTATCATTATACCAGAGGATACCTATTTAAGCAATTCCGACACTTTGAAATTGCCCTACACTATTTTGTGTTATATTACACCTAACAGTTTATACAATCGGAATAAAGTGTGGGGATCGGAGTCGTACTTCTGCCTCCGTCAACTTCGTAGACCCCACTCGTCCCGCTGGTATCAGGGAACGGTTGCTGTAAGATGTCACAGCACACATTTTGGATACGTCCGCTTAACCAGGGCATAGATGAAATAACCCTTGGTTTGGTCAAGATTTGGACATCGAAGCAGCCACGCGAATTATCAAACACCATCGCAAAGCGACCATTGTCCGTAATATGGATGTGATCGGAGCCAAACAAACTAACCAAATCACGATGGACTGACCCGAAAGTCTGGTTGAAGTCTTGGTACTGACCCCAGGTGACAGTCTGCCCTGAAATCCGGGTAGTGATAAAATAAATGTCTGAACAGACACCGTTAGCCTGTCCAGTTGTGTCGGGAATTTCACTGTCAAGTACAACCGGATAAAAACGGCCACCAATCGGCAACGCCCGGCGCGTTATGAATTCTTCGTGCCGCGTTTGGGCTTGATCGGCGTTGGCCGTAAAGCGGTTATTATTCGCAGAGATTGAACACAGATCAATTCCAGCGCAGGCGTAAACACGCGCAACGCAGTCCCACATGTTCGGGTGCATCACGATATGCATTTCGGCGCTATTCCAATCAAAGCCAGCGCGAGATGCGCGGAACTCAAACTGATCAACCATCCGTTTGAACCACCGACGTATAGCATTAGCGCCGTCACTGGTAAAGTTCGCGAAATTCATATTCATCAAAAAACTGTCCATCGCTGAACAAGGAATCTCTGTTTTAGCATCGAATTTACCGGTGTTTATAATGTTCTGGAATCCTTTATACTCTTGGTATGACCCACTGTTATTGCACGGGTCGCCATTCCACAACAACTGAGAATTTTTCAATGCCAGGTGATAGCCGGCCAGGCGAGACTGAGCCCACCAGATATTTTCAACAGCATCACCTTGACGGGCCAGAACATTACCAGATGCATCAACGATGTTTCCGAATAGAATTTTGGTTGGCACTTGGCCATTGCCATGCAACCCGATCCTGTCGAACTGTAATTCCTGGGTTTGCCGACAGAAACGACCGAAACAGTATAACTGTTCACAGGCTTGCAGGTCAACCGTTGGACAGTCGCCGCAGGGTGTAGTCGATTCAGAACCGCTTACAGGAACACCAGTTACGGCCTCAACAAATTCGTGTTCGGTATTTGTACCTACCCAATCAAGAACTGCTTCGAAACCAATCGGGCCAACAAGAGCGTTAATGAGTGTTGGACTACTGTCACAACGACCAAACAGGCCGCCATTGACATAAAGATACGCATCACTTGCCGGGTTGCCGGAAGCCTTATAATTCTGATAGTGTCCCATCCCGTGCGGAAGATTCGCGGCTGGATTTGCTATTTGCCGCTCACCTGTAATAAGTGGACCTAGCGCTTTGGCTAACTCTTGTGCCTGCACAGCAGACATAGTTTTGATTAAATCTTGCGTAAACACATTCTGTTTTAATTCAGACATGATGATGACTCCTTACTTCTTCGTGAAAAAAGCATCCGGTGTGATTTCAGTTTGGCTCTTTGGGGCCTCACTGATTTCTACCGGCGTTTTGCCCTTCAAGGCGTCATCATCTGTGACTACGGTTTCTTGATCCTCGCTCGCTCTCTTTAATTCAAATGTATATGTCGGTGTCTCTGCTTTTTCTTTAGCGTTCCCTTTCGATTCTAATGTCGCTACCCGGTCACCTACCTCGCTAAGGCTTTGGGCTATAGTACCCATCGCCTCAACTAGTGACTCATTGTTGACCTGGAAACGTCCAGCTACCATATTAGCCAACGATTCAAATTGATCTTGAGTCATAGTGACTTCATCAGGAGGCTGTGTTGGTTGCTTTTCTTCTACTTCTGCCGCCGCTTCTTGGTTTGTCTCTTGTGTTACTTCCGTTTCGGATTGTACTATTTCTGTCTCTACTGTTTCCACCTCTGTTTCTACTTCCGCCGTCCCTTTATGGGCAACACCGGCCTTTTCGAGTTCGGTTGATCGGGTCTGAGCATCTCTAATCATTGTGTCCACGAATTCGCTTCCGAACATTTCGACAGCCGCTTTACGTTGATCTTCTGATAAAGCCATTATTGTACCTCGCTTTATTTTCATTTGTTGCGTATCTGTCCAGATATTAGCCGCCGCCATCTTGGGAAGCGTACTGGTTCTGGTAATCCAGATATTTTTATAAATTCCTGTGGCCCGCTCCTCTGGCAGGTATTTATATTCCGGCGAACATCCCCAACCCTCTGGAGCAATCTGAGGATGTCTTGCGTAGAATTTCTTAAAAAATTTTCGGGCAGCCCGACCTTTTTCATTCCGTAGATACGGGCCTGCTTCAATGAGAATACGACCTACAACACCCTGCCATTCCTTTTTAGCAAAATCGCTGTTAAAATTACCATCTTCCTCATTGATATGCCATAGGTTGAAATGACCGCGATCTTTATTTTTTTCGTTGGCGTTTACATATTCTTCAAGGCCCTTGGTACTGAAGATTTCACCGTCTCTATCCTCAAAAGCGTTTGTTGACCAGGTAAAATGCCATAGCTCACCATCGACTATCTTTTGAGCTATACCGGTTTCTTCAACAAACAGTTTAGTATCTTCTTCTTGTTCATTGTCAATGATATTTAAAAATTCAGCTATGCTTTTGTACATTCCACGCAGGTTGTCTACGAATCCCTTTTTCTCCTTTGGTCGTGTCTTGCCTGCAATTCTAAAAATGCTTTCAGGAGCCGGTTGATCAAATGCGTCAGGCCACCAGCCTATAAGTCGGTTTGCTGCCGTTTTCATTTTGGTGTTCCATTCGCTTTCCGAAACATCAGCCGGCTTCTTAACTGCTGTTATCCCACGTCCACCAGCAATAGCTCGAAGGGCTGCCAGATTGGGATTGGTGGCGCCGGGATTACGGAAAGGAAGTTTACAAAGCTCTTTGATTTTTTCTTCGCCACTTGGATTTACGTCTATCAAGCTATCATTGCAAAAAGCCTCAGCAGTATCCCATCGGGCGGCGCTGCCATCCCATTCGGAATCGTCAAATTGTTTAATTTCGGTTTCTTCTAAATCAAAAGTTGGTTGATTTTTAGTTTCAATAATTTCTTCAATAGTACTATCTGAAAAATCTTTCTTCGGATGTCTTGATCTAGGCTTTCGTTTTGGCTTGTCTCTGTCGCTGTGAACTGCACTCTCGTCCTCCTCAGCCTCAACATTTATCCTGAGTGCCGCCAATTGAGCTTCTGCTTCTGCCTCAGTTTCATGGCAGCCTAACGATTCGTTTGTATCGGTATTAATGACACAGTATTCCTCATCTCTCAATGCAATCCTAAATGGCATATCGTCATCCTCTTGTTTGTCTTCCACTTTGTCTCTTATTTCTTTAGTCGTCGCCTCTGCGATTATATTTTTTTTTGATACACGCATGCGCGGATTGCGAACTAGCGCCAAGGAATAGATAGGAATTATCTCTTGGGCAGTTTTGGCGGCCCTGACTTCAGTTTCATAGGTAGCTGATAAAACATCATTCAATTTGTAACTATCTACACCATCATGAATAATAAATTCTTGTTGCTCCGTAATTGATACGGCCGAGGGATCGAGGATAATTTGCTTCGGTAAATCTTTGCTTTTGCTGACAATCCGCCACTGCCTGGCTGACAATTTAGGTTCATCAACTACATGACCGTTCTTGTAGAGTTTTATGCCGTCGTATGGAAGCCACTTTTTGATCGGATAAACATAAAACACTTTCTCATCAGGCCACCATTGCCGACGCTCGCGCTGGGTAATTCTGTGCTGGCTCTGCCATTCCTCGCTATCAAAATCCTTGATACTCATTTGGGCTGGTTGCTCAAATTCTGCAATACCAAAAACTTCACCATTTGAGATAATCAGGACTGGCTTGGTAATATCTCGTTTTTCGACACTGGCCAGAGCAGTTTGCTTTTCCTGAGCCATTAAAAAGCCGTGTGGCGGCTCCAATTCCAATACTTCGAAGTATCTAAAACTATCGCAAACAAAATCCTTTACGTACTGAAAATTGTACAGATTACAGTGAAAAAATAACTGTCCAAAAGCACAATTAATACAAATGTCATCGGTAAAACCACGTTGATAATTTGGTGCATTGGTCACCGGTTCAGGACAAACAATAGCAGTATCATGAGTGACGCCGCGCCTGATAAGTTCGGCAGCCAGGTTGTCATGCTGATTACGAACCGGAAGACAATCTTCACCGCCGTCAACCTTATCATGTGTTTGCTGGTGCATTAATTCAAGCTGTCCGGTCTCAAGTCTTTCGAAATTTTCAGTCATAATATTACCTATTAATTGTCTACTATTATCCCGTCAAAGCCAGCGGATAAATCCATATTGTCAGTTCCACTTAGGGCCTGAACCTTGATAATTATTGGACCTGGGAAAACTTTTGGAACATAATAATTGATAGTTAAAGCCGATGTCCCAACCGTTTGAAGCCCAAAGGTGTGCTTTACAAGAAAATTAAGCAATTCATCTTGCGGCTCTGGATTGACTTGCAAATTAACATCAATCAATCCAGCCGCCCCTCCAGATTTATTTACATTGCCATAAAACCGACCTATTAATGCGGTTTGAATTGACGGGACGCCATAAATAGCCATTTGGGTTTGACCTTGCCCAGGTGAAATTTGAGCAGTAATAGTTGCATCTCCTGTAGCAGTAGCCGTTATAGTTCCTACATTTACACTAGTTGCTCCTTTTGTTAAAACCTTCATCCTATGAATAATCACATAAGAATTAACGGTAACTGGAGGGCTGCCAGTATTCATTATAATTTCTTCGCTGATTTCTGCTGTGTCCCAGCTTGTTAACCCAAAAACCCTTAGCCGCCTTGCTCCCGCTCCCCCATCTGTATCACTGGCGCTATCGCTGGCAATTGTGTGAGTGCGAGCTTGAGTAGGAGCTACCCAGACTAATGATACATCCCCAGTATTTCCCCCATCCCAAATATCAGCTGTAACACCTGAATCAATTTCGGTATTACGGCCAAACTTGTTAACTGTCACTGTATCACTGACATTTCCCAATGCCGCTTCTGCAAAGAAATCGTTAAGTGTTTCCCCAGATTTTATTTGAGCCAGTCCGCTGCTATGTTGCCAAATAGACATAAATCACCTAATGCCCGTGATAAAAAATGAACATTCCAATATTGAAACTGCCACCAGATACATGCTCTAACTTTGCAATTACGTCCCCTACGTCTGGAATTACGGTATTTACACCTAATGGACTATCTAATGTCGTTAGCGTATTAACTGCGGCAACATTAGTTTCTTCGCTGTTCGTAATGCCATGTAACAGTTGCGTACCGTTCAAATCAAATTTTACCTGAGATGGAACACCCCGCAGCGATACAATAAATTGGTTTGTAGTTGCCAAGAACGGAATTCCCATTACATACCAGATATCGGCATCAGTCCCGTCAATCCGCCTTACTACTCCGATCCTTAGAACTCCATTCGTGTTAACCGCAGCGTCAAGCGCAATATATAGAGAAGTAACATCAATCCTATTGATTGGCTGTTCTTGTAATATGTGAGGAAATGACGCATGATCTTTATCAACCATAATCACATATTTTGACGCACCTACTCCAACCTCTGAGTATTGTGAAAATACATCATCTTCTCGCTCTGTAACAGTAGTCCAGAGTTCACCATCTTCTGTACACCGCGCAGTTTGAGCACCATGTTCCCAGTTCATAAGATCACCTTAGATCACCTTACAAATTGATACTGAATAATAGCGCCGGCCGCTTCTTCAAAAACACTGATACCTGAATTTGGCACCGGAATAAGGGAGATTGCACCGGCTGCTAATTGAAAACCAGTATCAGCATCGGCCCCACTCCCATCTATACGATAACGAATATTTTGTACCAATGCTTGCATCTGAATATGTGTCGCGACTTCAGACACGTTGACCCCTGGCGGCTTGGCTATCCAATCGCCGCCAGGAGCAACATCCAGGACAGTATGATCACCAACTGTCCTGAGTTCTGCCGGATAGGTAGCATGAGCTACCTCACGCTCTGGTGATATTTGTGGTATTCCCATTTATTTGGCCTCTTTTCCAAAATCGGCTAATCCTTGTCCAAATATATAGGCGATAATCAGCGCGACGATCTTGGTCAATTCAGCTTCATCAATCTCTGGAATGAAACTGGTGACGACGACTATAATAATACCTGCTAATGCTGCTTGAACTTTCTTGCTTGTTAACAATTTCATTATTCAATCTCCATTAATTTTTCGTAACATGCTTTGATTACTTTAGCGTCCTGAAGTGCATTATGTTTGTTTAGTTTTTTAATATAGCTAATTGGCATTTTTTCATCAGTTTCGATTGCAAATTCTTCTCTATCAATATCTGGATCTATACCTTTGATCTTAAAAAGAGTGGACAGATCAAAAGGGATATAATAAATCCATTCAGGTACATTGAAAGGACCGCCCCACAGTTGACAAAATAAAACCCAATCATAGGCTAAACAATCAGACCACATTTCTACATGTTCCCCCAAACTGTTTAGCCATCCTTCTAATTCTCGAACTATATACTCCTTATCTCCTGTTCTTCCTGTATGTGCTCCGTCTGTATAGGCCCGATTTTCATCATTGTTGTAAATGAGATTGGCGATTACGTTTTCCCGTAACCAATCATCAATCTGATCCTTATCGTAGTCTATGAACTCTGCATAAAATTCACGTCCATTTTCAGCTATAAGACCGATACTAATCAGTGTCGTATGCTGATGAAGGCCGGTGAATTCAGTGTCAAAAAAGATTTTCATAGGTCTCTCTTATTCAACCCAAACAATATCGGCATAACCCAAAAAATCTAAAGTTTTTCTCAACGCCTCATCTGTCTTTGAATGAACTCTAATTTTTGGAAGATTATTGATAAGCCAATCAGTCATATCTTCGATTCCGGTATAAGCCTTTGAGGCGCCCATCCAATCAGCGATCATTTCCAGGACATAATGGTAAGGCATTTCTACTATGCCATTTTCGACTTTGCTTCCTTTTGGCGTATAGCTATCTGGAAAAATCCAATGTTGCCAATGGTGAGGATTTTTATGGATATGATTTAGCCAGGCTTTAGAGAATAAATCAGGAGCGCCGCCGCCTTGGAAATGCATAGCATAGCCGGGAAATTCAGTTTCGGACCATTTGCTATTATCATGGATAAGTATCAATTCTTCAGGAACATCTAATTTATATCCTGCCTTAGCAACGTATTTAATATGGTCCTGAAGCGTTTTAATATACTTCTCTGCTATTTCACCAGGGACACCATAATAATCCCTATCTCGAACTTTTTGGGCTAATTCATTAGTATTCATATTGCTTATAGGTTTCTCCTATTCAGTTACACTTTGTACCTTTTCATCTGAAGGTTCAATAAATAATTTATTATTGCCAAACCAATTAATGCATCCAAAATAATCCGGTGGCTCAAAGGATTGACCACGTACCCAGCTGTGTGTGCCAGGGTGGATACATTTGCCAAAATTTAAGTTCAGTTCTCCGTCTCTCTTAGTCCAAAATTTACAAGTCTTGCACACCTCTTGCTTTGTTATATTACCCATAGGTCTCTCCTATTATGTTAAACATTCAAAATAATCTCATCTGTTCATGTCTCGCACGTTCTTGTTTTGCTTGGGTAACCGTGGTAATTTACAATCAATTTCGGTTTCTAAATTTCTGAAAGCAGGCTTGCCCCTACCATCTGTTTTTACTTTCAATTTAATTGGAAATCGTTTCTTTGGAAGCATATTAATTATTATTTCGTTGCTTACCATTTCTTCAAGGATTTCAGCATCATACATTGAGATTGGTAAAATTCCTTGCCCATTACCTAAGGAAGTTTAGGTAATGGGCCTCTTGTAATAGGTTCATTTGTCTTAATTAAACGGCATTGGCAATTGTAGCCACCGCATTCAATTTTAGAATTTGGAGCATTCCTGGGGAGGACATTGTTATTCCAAAAACTAAGCCTTCGAACTTGTCCAGCCAAACGGGGACACGTCCTACATGATTTCTCAACTGGACCAAGAATCCATTTTCTTTTTTCGTTCTTACACGCCAATGCTGTACTTTGCTGCTTTGCGCTTTCATACTGATTAACCCACATCTCATTCCTCTGCATAAGCGGCTGAAGCTGCCCTCCATTCGCCTTCGAATTCGCTGCCACAACATCAATAAAATTCGGAGCTAAATCATTCTGTTCAAAGATAAACTCATCCCGCGCTGTCAACTCGTCTACTGTCAACTCGTTCGGTTGAATACCGCACTCCTGAGCGCCTTCATTCCAGGCTTGGTCAATTCCACGTTCTATTGCTGCCCGAAATGTCCTGAGTGCCTGTGCTTTAGTTAATGCTCCTGTCCATAGACCGCGGACACTGGCTCGAAGGTTGCGACGGAAAGTTACGATACCGCCACTGCCGGCGATGGTATTGACAGGCTTTGCTTTACCTTCTGTAAATTCTAATAAACCCATCGCTCCCCGGTCCAAGACTATCAATCCATTCTTTATCTATTAATATCACCGCTTCCTCCGTTGGCGGCTCTGGGTCAGGATCAGTAGGTTCAGGATCAGGTATTGGCGGCTCTGGATTAGGATTGGGTAACCCCTTATTTGCTTCCTGAAACAATACTAAATATGAATGATGATGACGGGCATTACCTATACTCCCGTCACTTGCCGGTCTATCCGGTCTATCCGGCATTGCATTTAGATTAACAATCCGGTCCCCTCCGCTTATTTCAAGCCAAATTCGTTGTCCCTCAGCGATTGGATGGTTTTTGATTTCATAATCCGGTTTATCTGCAAAAATGGCACCGATTTGATTTAATTGTTCGGGGGTCATTTCCTCGCTACCCCACAAGACTGCCCGGAATTTTTGACGTTCATTTTGTTTACAGAGAACTTCAATATGAATTAAGCTTTGACCTTGATTTTCATCTGGTGATAAATGATAAATCGATGCTATCCAATTGGCGTTTTCTTTCGCCTTAATAACTACATTAAACGCACCAGCATTATTAAAACCAGGATTGTCCCTTAGAAATCTTACTCTGCTTCTCCAATCAAACATCAGTCTATCAAATCTCTAAAATGCCGCTTGGCTTCATCTGGTAAACTTTCAATGAAATCTATAATATTGCCGCCGTTCATTGCTATTGAGAATACTGGTAACAATAACGCCAATTCATAGACCGTGATATCAGGATATGGTTTATATTGAAACTGTCTGACTTTGGATGATGATCCATAGCTACCATTTGTTTTGGCTTCTTTTGTCTTTATTTCTCCCATCTCTTGATTACTCCTTTGGTATTTTAAAAGCATTGGCAATTAGTAAATTTATACGCTTTATCATCGCAAGGAAAGCAGTATTATCATAAGGTTGTAATTCAGATAAATCACAGTCAAAATTATGAATAGCTTTTTTTCTGTTGTCTTCATTCTCTTGATTTGCTTGTCTTAAAATTTCTAAACTATCTGTCATTCCAACCTTTCCCCTATCAATTCGCCCAAGGCGAACTCCGCTACCGTCGAGGCTGTTAACATCCCTTTTCTATAGTTCTCAGCCGCCAATTCAACCGCATCATTCATTAATGGCTTGATCCTGGTACGTCGAGGTAATCGCTTAATATCGCCCTTATAGTCTATCTGACAAAGAGGCCCATACCATTTCGCTACCTCAGTATCACTTGCTGTTTCTTCTAATGTCGCATCAAATTCAAGAAAATCATCCTTGAAATAACTTGTATTATCAGCCAACATCTGTCTAATTTCAAAACGGTTGACCGGCCCCAATCCGTCGTCTTGCCACATAGACATAATGGTGCTCGTCTTTTTTTCGTCAATGTCAGCGGCCAAGAGATCTTCCTGGTCGTCTTTAAAATCAAAACCGAAAGTAGCTGATGGCGGTAAAACTTTCCAATTAATAATCCGCTCCACCATTGAGATAATTTCACCGACACCCTTGCCACGCGCCTTTTGGTGCATCACCTCACTTTCCGTAGCACTACCTAACGCTCCGCTTGTAATCGGCCAAAATTCCCTGGTGTCAACGCCAAAACTTAACGCTATAATATTCAAATAAATATTTGTTGTTTCGAGTTCGTTGAATGCGTCGGGTAGGTCTGCGAATGAAATGAAATCCGCAGTTGCAGCCTGGGCAGGATCGAGACCAAATAGGGTCATAATATTTCGCCAATGTTCTTGGCCCAGCCGACGTGTTTCTCTATTAAAATCACCTTTGGCGTCATCCCATTTATCAGGCAAAACATTGTTGAAAAGTAATAACCCGGCTTCTGGAAGATCGTCTAACTTTTCATTTTTATATCGGTTGACTTTTAGCAGGATTTCACTGCTACCAACGACCCGACTAACCGCACAAAAACCTGTATCGTTCATGCCCTCTGCCGGCGATGGCATATCCACAAAATGCGCAACGCGAGTAGTATGTAACCTATGTGCTGTTTCTGTTTTCGGATTATTAAAAATAACAGGAAATTCTATATCACCGGTTAGCTGACACAAAGTTGCATCTAAATGAGCCAGGCCCAGGACAGGTCCCTCGATTGGTCCATTAAGGTTACCCGAACCTATAATCTCCCAAAAACCACCCTTGTCTTGAGTTAGGTAATCAGTCAACATTTTGCCCAGAAGATAACTCCAACCCTTCCAAAATTCTGATGTAGTCAACAGCTTTTGGTATCTATTAACAACCCTCTGCGGCCCCTCGATAACCCAGTTCATTGCCTTGAATTTTTTGACCATTGAGGAAATAGCGCCTTGCAAAATATCATTATTCGAACGCATCCAAAAATGACGCAAAGCGACATCACGCGATTGAGACCACCAGGCAGGAAGCAAGCTCTCATCATGGTGAAGGTGGTGTCCGAAATGGATAGAACTAGGAAAAACACTGGCCACACTTTGTTGATCGCCAACAGGTAAAGCGCGTCTTTGAATTGACAAATCCGCTAAATCACCGTTACTATTCGTCTGTTTTATGGTTGCGTATTCAACCTGTCCGTTTTGGATTATGGCAACTTGATCAGACATTAAAAAAGTCCATTATGCAACTGCCGCCGAGCAGAGCGGGGCTAGTTGATAATGGACTTGCGGACATAATCAATTGATAGATAGTATAAAGCCAAGGCTATACTATGTCAATAATCATTCTTTCAATCGTGGTTTAGCCTCATCATCTATCCACCGATTGAAAATGCCTAAAATTCGCTTGATAACCGTAACCAGAAAATGAGCCAACCAGGGATGATTTTCAAAAAGTTTATCATATGGTGAAGTTGTTTTTTTGGGGTGTTCGGTCACTTAATCTCCTCAGTCTCCCAATCATAGCCTATCAAAGTGTCATCAAAAGCAATGCGTCCCTCATCCTCCGGGTTATAGGTATGACTGGTAATATAGGTAAGCAATGCAGGTCCCTGCATAACTTTGCACCCATGCGCCACGCCTGGCGGGATCTTTATGATAATCGGTTCTTGATCGTCACCAAGAATGTACTTACATATCTGAAACTGAGTTGAGCTATCTTTCCTCATATCACAAAGGACAGCACGAATTATACCTATCGGCACTCGCCAGTAGTCTGATTGTATCTGATGAAGGTGCCAAGCTTTGATCGTGCCGGTAACCATTTTGCTTTCTGACCACTGACCAAAGCCATTAAAGAATGGATCGGATTCCCGTAACAGCTCCATAAAATAACCACGGGAATCTACGTGTTTTTCTAATCTCTTTACCTGTACACCGTTAATCATCCACTCACCTCTGTTTTACTTCTACACTAATCGAGTTTATTATAGCAAAATTTTCACAATGTACAAAGTCTAATATAGGATCAGTCTATATCAAATGGAGTATCTATTAGAAACTTTAATGTAAAAACGTTAGATTGGGGGTTGACAGAACTATATACTTCGTGGTATAATAAATACAGATTTGAGAAGCAGGACCTAGCGAAAAGGAGAAACGAAAATGATTATAAGAACTCAAGATGGCTGGATGATAAATACAAAGACAGTGTTGGAAACAGTGGATGAAGTGTCGTCACAAGAGTTTGATGGGATATTCCATTGTAAGCATGTCGCACAACAGTTAATAGAAGATGGTGCAGACGTTAAAGAGAAAGTTGATAGTAATACTCGTCGAATAAA